CCCGCTCCCACGCCTCCTTGGCCTCCGCCTTCTGCTTGGGGTCCATCGCCCCCGCGTAGGTCAGTATGCCCATCGGCTGGCCGCCGTTGCCAAAGTACTTCGCCCCGAACTTCTCCTGCGCCTTGGCCAACCCCAGCGTGTCGCGCATCTGCCGGATGGGGCTCATGCCGTGGATGCCGTTCAGGCTCCACAGCGCAAAGTGCAGCATGTCGGCCGCCGCCACGCGCCGCGACTGGCTGCGCGTCATGCCGTCGGTCGTCTCGTAGGCCAAATCGCCGTTCGTCAGCCGCACCGGCTTGGTCAGTTGCGGATGCAGCGGCCACAGCGCCACCGCGCGCCCGTTCTTGTCGCGCTGTATCTCGGCGTAGCCGTTGCCGTCCAGCGCCATGCTGGCCACCAGCGCCTCCTTGAAGCCCACGGCCGTCATCTCGTTGTTCGGCTCCCAGCGCAGCAGGTTGAAGAGCCAGTGGTCGGTGGCGATGATGCGCCCCGTGTCGCTCACCTTCACCACATGCAGCGGCAGGCTGCCCACCGCCTGCGCCAGCACCCGCACGCAGGCATACACCGTCGAAATCTGCGTCGCCGTGCCCAGGTTCACCTGTTCGCCGCTGGCGGTCGGTTCCCCGCCCAGCCACGCGCTCAGGATGCCCGCCGCCGAAAGCGGGATGGCGGGGTTCTCCAGCGAGTCGCGCCGTGCGGCCTCGACCGCGGCGCGGAATCTTGTCATCAGGCCCATGGTTTCCTCATATGACGAACGGCTCGAAGCTGGCCGACAGCGGCGCCGAGTAGGCGCAACGCATCGCCGTCAGCAGCGCGCTCACCGGGTCGATCTTCGACCGGCCGTGCTTTTCCTTGCGCGGAAAGATGTTCTCGTTCGCGTCCTCGTGCGCCAGCACGTTGCTCATCGCCCAGCCGGCCACCGGGTCGCCGTTGTGGTGGAACCGCCCGCTGTGCACCGCCGCCTGCACTTCCTTCATCACATCCGAAAGCTGTTGCACCGTCTGCGGAACCGTCACCACCCTGTCCGCACCGAACTTGGCCTGCAGCTCCTGCTGCATCTGCAGCGCGCTCCACGGGTCAAAGGCCATCGCCCGCATCTCATACTTCTCCGCCGTCGCTTCCAAATCCTGCTGGATGCCGCGCAGCTGGATCTCCGCTCCCTCGTGCGCCACCATCCGGCCCTCGTGCACCCACTGCTCGTAGTTCTGGTGCTCGCCGCTGAACGCCGTCAGTTGCGGAACGTAGTGCCTCCAAAAAGCGTAGTAGTGCACCTGCCCGTCCTCGTGCTGCCGCCGGAAGACGAAGCAGCTCGAGGCCAGGTCAATCTTCGCCGCCAGGTCGTTGCCGTTCCAGCACGGCTCGCCCGCGAAATCCTCCATCTTGAGCGTGGGGTCGGCCAGCGTGCGCCACTTCTCCATGTTCATCCACGCCGTCGCCGCGTTCACCCACACGTTGAAGTGCTTGGTCAGCGTCACGTTCTGGAGGCGCGCCGACTGCACCGCCGCGTTCACCGCCTCGCGGATGTACTCCGGATACACCGACACGCCATAGTTCGGGTTGGCCTTGCGCCACACCCGCTCATCCTTCCAGTCGTCCCCCTCGTCAATCGAGTAGATGATGCCGAACAGCGACTCGTTCTCCACCACCTTGTCCAGCACCTTCTGCACGTCCATCTGCAGCAGGTAGCAGGGGCCCGCAATGGAGCTGCCCGCCGTCGAGATGTTGAACATCAAGCCCTGCCTGCGGGCCGCCATGCCGGTCTGCATCACGTCGTGCAGCTCGCTCGACTCATGCTCGTGGTACTCGTCGATGATGGCGCAGTTGGGGCTGGCCCCGTCCCCGGGCTTGCCCACCAGCGCCTCGAACCGGCTTCCGTCCAGCCAGCTCACAATCCGCTTCTCGTGCGGCTCCAGCGCGAAGTACTTGCGCATCTCCGGCGTGCGCCGCACCATCTCCCGCGCGGTACGGAAGACAATCATCGCCTGCTTCTCGGTCGTCGCGCCGCTGTAGACCTCGGCGCCCTCCTCGCCGTCGGCCACCATCATATACAGCCCGATGCCCGCCGCCAGCGTGCTCTTGCCGTTCTTGCGCGGTATCAGGCAGAAGACCTCGCGGAACCTCCGCGCCCCGTCCGACTTGCGCAGCCAGCCGAAGACCGACGACACAATGAACAGCTGCCACGGCTCCAGCCGCAGCAGGTTGGAACGCCCCACCACCACCCGCGCCTGCTCGCCCTTGATGTGCGGCAGGTTCTCGATGAAGTGCACCGCGTCCTCGGCGCGGCGGGCGTCGAACTTGTACGGCCACTCCTTCTTGCGCGAACGCTTCAAATCCTCCAGATGCCGCTGGCAGGCCAGCCGCACCCACTTGCAGGCCGGCAGCTTTCCGGCCACTACCTCCTCGGCGTACTGCCGCCCCGCGGCCGTGCGCGGATACCGCTCAGGCCAGCGCTTGCCTTGGCCCGCCGTCCGCCCGCCGCTCAGCCGCACGCGACGCGATTCTCCCCCACGTCGTTTCGTCGGCTGGCTCTGCTGGTCTATGGACTTGGACACGGGCACGATCCGATGGGTTCATTCCAATCTGCCCCAGCATGCGGTTCAGCTGGGTAATCTCGTTCGCCTTCGCGTAGTTGCCGCGAACCTTGAGCAGCAGCCGGCACACCACCTCGAGGTGGATGCGGTCGCTCCTGGTCAACACTCCCGGCGGCGCGTCCGCCACCAGCTCGTCCCATATCAGGCACAACTTCTGCAGCTCCGGAGAGTCCGGGTTGCGCGTGAACGGATCCGGCGGCCCTCCCACCGGCCCCGCCGACTCCGGCTCGCCCGCACGCTTCCTGCGCCGCTGCGGGTCCTTCTTGAAGGCGCCGGTCATCTCCAGCACCTTGCTCGGTTTGGGCGGCCTTCCTGCCATCGGGGAACCTTCCACGCTCGTCGCGGGGCTCAAACGCCCGTCTGCGCGCCCGCCAGATGCCTTTTTCAGCCCCCGTACGACCGCCTGCGCCCTCGCCCGATTTTTCGTCCTAAATCCCTGAAAACTCTCATTTTGCGGAAACAAAAATTAGACTAACCGTCGGTCTAGGTGCAAAAGTTGGGAACTATTTCACCCCCCCCCTACCCCCAATCCTCCGTCCTCCATCACCGTCTTGCGGTTGTGCGCTAACTCACACAGCGGCTGCCAGTTACCGCTATCCCAGAACAACGCCATATCCCCACGGTGCGGAACTCTATGGTCCACTACCTTGGCCGAATGCGGCCTGTCGTCACACTTGTACTTCTCCCACCCCGCACACAGTGGATGCGAGAGCAGGTAAGCCGCTCTAGCCTTCTGCCACTTGCTTCCATAACCTCTAGCAGCCGAGCTGCCCCGTTCCCGGTCACCCCTCACCCTCGCGTCACAGGATGGCTTACAGCCCTTACAGTATCCACGCTCGACTAGGTTCGGACATCCAGACCGAGCGCATGGCCGTTTCGCCACTGCTTCCTACTTTGCAAATATGAATGTCAAGCCCGTGCTGATGGCCGTGCCGCTCGTATTGCCATACCGGAACCACTGCGCGTTGAGCGCCTGCCACGTCAAAGCTCCAGCCAAGTGGTATTGCACCCCGCCGCCCGCGATAAAGCTCATGTGGCTCTTGCCGACGCTCGGTGTCCCATTGCCTGCCGCGCCTTGCACGTACACCACAAAGCTCCCTGCCGGCACGTTGGTCTTGGCAATCAGCTTGTGGATGTCCGGCTCGTACTGGATGCCGCCAGCGTAGATGTTGACGCCAGGCCCCGGAGCCAGCAGCTCATGCCCCTGCAGGTACAAATGGTTGGCCTTGGCCGAACCGAAGTCCATGAAGTCGTAGCTCTCGGTGACGTGCGTGCCCGCGCTCCATGCGCCCTGATAGTTGATTGCCACAGCTTCCGACGCACCGGAGAAGCCATTGCTCTGCGCCATCGTGGTGGCAGGAATCAACAGCAAGGCCAGCAGCACCGCCAGCGTCTTGGTGTTCACGCTCGGGGACGAGTTGGGTGGAGTCACATACAGGTGAACCACAGCCATCACAGCCGCAACCGCAGCCACGCCCAGCATGGACTTGATGACGGGCAAGCTGAAGTCCAGATGCCCCGCGCTATACGCTGCCTGCATCTGCGCCGCCAGCGCTCCCAGAAACGAGGAATAAGCCAACACAAAGATGGGGTTGTTCTTTACCTTACTCCAAACCATTCCTGCAATCGTCATCACATTCTCCTTGTCGTACTACGTGGAAATCCCCGTCGCATCCGGCACGCTGGCCGGTGCGTTGAACTCTGCCTCCTCTGCGATGCGCCGGCGCAGCAGCCCCGAGCTCACCACCGAGTGAATCTTGTCCCACACCTCGAAGGCCTTGGCGGCCGTCGAGGTATCGCCCGCGTTGAACGCCTTGAGCACCGTGGACTGGTCGAAGTTGCCGCAGCCGATGTTGAAGCACAGATCCACCAGCGCGTCGAACTCACCCTGCGTCATGGGCGCCTTGACGACCTTATTCACCCACATGCAGGCCCAGCCGATGTCCTGAATCAGCAGCGTCTCGGCGTGTTCCTTTGTAATCACCAACCCGGGCGTCACGTCCGCTCCGGTATGTCCATAGCCGATAGTCCACACGCCGTTGGCGTCTTGATAGGCCGTCAGCTTGCAGCCCTCGAACTGCTCCGTCAGGGCCAGCCCGTTCTTGCTGTAGGTCATAACTGCTTTTCCCGCCGCGCTATCTCGCGCTCCAAATACCAATTCGCCTTGCGCAGATCTTCGAGGCCGTTCTTTCCTTCGTTGCGCCACACGTATTTCACCACGTTGCCCAAATTGAAGTTCATGTGCTCGGTGATCTGGATGCACTCAACACCCGATGGGTGCTCGGTGTAGTGCGCGGGATGATTCACCGCATCGTTCTTCTTGCCAGCTTTCATCAGTGCCTCTTGTATGCCAGGAACAGGACCGCCGCGGCCTGCAGCACCGCGATGACCGTCACCCACTTCAACTTCCAATCTTCCAGCCGCTTGATGCGCCGCTCATGGTCCTTGATCTTCGCTTCCACAATCGGCAATCGCCCGGTGGGATGCTCGCCATCAATGTCGCCAAACAGCTTCACCAGAAGCGTGCGCAACATCGTCAGGCACTGGTCTATTTTGCCCTCATGCACCACGCACTGTTCCGAATCCTGTTGGCTGTAATGAGCTGTCACGGCTGAGCCCCTTCAGTAGTTTTAGTTTCCGCTTGCGGAACTTCCGTGCCATCTTCGCCTTGTAGACATCGTGCGGATACTGTTCACATTCGGCATGGTCGAGCTGCACCAGCTCCTTCAACTCTTCCAGCCGCTCGGGGTCTCCTGCGTCGCGCCGGTGAATCTCGTAGATCTCCTCGCACAGCGTGCACTCCAGCGCCTGCAGTTTGCGATGGTACAGAATCACGCCGTCACCGCCGTCCATCCGCGCAGCGATTCGCGCTCGATGTACTCCTGCGACTTCATGGCCACTGGAAGCGGCTCGACCAGCGGATAAAAGTGAACCTTCGCCACCGCGCGCTCCACCGCATCCTCGGCTGGCAGGTGTGCACCGCTTACGCCATGCACCCGCGTCAGCCGCCGTGGGTCGTCAGGCGACATGCGCATGGTGCGCGAACGGCTCCCCTTGAAGGCCGTTCCCGCGTTCAGTTGCGACTCCCGCGCGCTGATTCCCGCAGGCGAGCAGACACTCGGAACATCGTCAGCGACGTGCTGTTTTTCGAGCAGCTGGTATCCGTAAAACTGGCCGTCCATCTCCACGCGGCGCATCACGCCGTCGGCCACGGCCTTTTCGCCGTTATCCACGGAGATGCGCCCGTTGAGCGTATAGCCCAGCGTCGTTCCGGCGTTGTACACCGGAAGCATCTTTTCCCTGTGTTTTGCGTATTTCCTGCGTGCGCTCATAGGGTACAAGCGACCAGCAGGCGGCCCGTTGTTTCCTGTTGCGCGATCCGCAGGGCAATTCCGCTACGCGGAAAAGGTTCTGTCCCAGCGAATCGCTTGGTGCTTTACTGCACGGGGTTGAAAAGGGGTCGTGCGGAGCGGCTTTCGGGGCCCCGCAGCATTGCGTACCGTTCGCTGCCCGCCACGCTCGCGCGTGGAAAAGTGCAAAAACAACGCAGACACAACTTTAACACCGCTGCGATTTAATGCAAGTGGAAAAGTTGACTCACTTGGTTCACCTCATCATCTCCGACAACCAACTGCCGCGCCGCGTCTCATCTCCAACTTCTGCTGGTCCCAGTTCCACAGCCGATCGTCCAGCCACATTCCCTGGGCAAAGAACTTCCTCGGCCCGGTCACTGTGCGCAGGAAGCGCGTATTCTCGCCGTAATCCTTCCACGCCTGCACCATCTCCAGCGCCACCGTGCCCGAGCTCCCGCCCGTTTGCAAGCGGCGGCTCTCTAGTACCACCCCCAGCGCCTTGCGCAGCCTACGTTCGGTAAACCCGCACTCCCGCATCACGCGGTCCAGGTCAGCCTCAAAGGCGCTCAGCGGGCCAGCCGGTTTTGGCATCTCCAGCACTGGCGCTTTTTCGCTTTGTGGCGTTTCCTGTTTTCCACCACCCCCCCCGCTGGCGGGGGGTAGGGGGGATGCTTCTGGTTCCATTGAAGGTTCTTTTAAAGGCTCGAGGGCGGTCAATTCTGACCGGGGGGGTAGGTCGTTTTTGACCGGGGGGGTA